GAATTTAGGGGATAACTTCTCCTATCCTGAGCTTAAACGCAGAAAGGTTATGTTGTTTAGCTGGAACTCTAAGAACGGTAATCCTCAAGGGGTTAGTCCTTTGAACGGATGTTATCGTGCTTGGAAAGAAAAGACAATAATTGAAAGTTATGAAGTAACCGGTATTGTTAAAGGTTTGGGTTGACATACTAGCCCCTTTACGCAGCAATGCGTGTAGCAAACTTCTCTAATTCGGTGGAACCCTGAGCAAGTAAAGTTGCAGGCAATACCGAGCTAAGCTACAATGAATCTTCCAGAAACTTTAGTACGGGAGATTAAAATGATAAGAATTCACAAAGAAACTGGCTATCAAGTAACAGAGTGTGGAAAAGTTCTGAGAAAAGATGGTTTTGGTTATCTTAAAGGTAAGATTGACAAGTATGGGTATCTTACTCACGGGCTGTCAATGGGAAAGAAGAACACTATGTTGCACAGAACAGCTCACAGGCTTGTTGCTGAAACATATATTCCAAACCCCGAAAACAAACCACAAGTTAACCATAAAGACGGAAACAAGTTAAATAACCACATTTCAAACCTAGAGTGGTGTACAGCCAAAGAAAACTCAGAACATAAAGTTTTCTTTGATTTGCAAGCCAAAGGTGAGGAAAATGGTAACTCTGTAAATAATGAGGATACGGTACATTCTGTCTGCAAAATGATAGAAGATGGTTATCGTAACAACGACATTATTAAAGAGTTGGGTGTTAATAGAAAACTAATAACTGATGTAAGAAACAAGAAAACTTGGTGCCATATTTCAAATGGGTATGACTTCAAGCCAATTGCACATCAGGGTATTTCAAATAACACTTTTTTATGGATTTGCCATAAGCTACAAGAAGGTTTAAGATACAGACAGATTCTTGAATCGTATACTGGTGGCGACTACCTAACTTATGAATGTCTTAAGAAAATAAAAAACAGGAAAATGAGGCCACACCTTTCGGCAGGCTTTAACTTCTAAGTGAAAGATTCATTGTAGAAAGTGTAACGACTAGAGCTTCGGCTCGTACCCTCAAGCGGGGGGAAATGGGAAGAATCCTGCATCATTCAGGATTGTGATATAGTCTGGTCTGCATGGAAACATGCAGCAGATACTTGTTACGAAGGCAAGTATCGGGGGTAATTTAGCGAGTTACTTTGAACAAAACGGGTGTTGTAGTGCTTCGTATTCCTACCGACCACATTAACAAAGCTGCTGAAGATCCTGAATCTGATGAAGCTAAAACATTAGAAGCATTAAAACAGTCTGCTGCATTGATGCACTCTGGAGACCAAACATTCATCTTACTAGGTAGTGATACCCAAGGTGAGAACGGTAACGGTAAATATGTGTATGACTTCAACTTACAAGGTGTTGAGGGGAGTCAAGGTCAATCAGTATCTACTATGGAGTTTATCAACGAACGTAAGAAAGCAATCCTAGATGTGTTTGGTGCTGGTTTTGTTAACTTAGGTAACGACTCACACGGTAGTTATGCCTTAGCTGACAGTAAGACCAGCTTACACGCATTCTTCATGGAACGCCACCTACTATTCATTAAATCTGTAATAGAGAATGACTTGATTGTTCAATTAGCACAACTTAATGAAGTGTTTTTAGAAGAATCAGATATGCCAACATTTGAGTATGGTCAGTTCGATTCAGTAGACCCAGAAGTGTTCTCTAAGGTTGGTCAACGATTAGGCGCTGTTGGATTGATTCCTAAATACAAACCATTCTTGATGGATTTATGGCAGAAGTGCGGATTAGATACAAGTGATATTGAAGGGTTAGAAGAAGATAAAATCCTTGAATTACTCACTGACTTCACTTCTAGGTCTGGGGACGGGATGGAAGAAGGCCTAAATAATGGGGTTGGTGCTGCTGGTAAGAACAATTCGGCAACCAATTCAGATAATGCCGCATAGGAATAGTAATGGATAAGAAAGATTTATTAGATAAGCTGAGCCTATTTCTAGACACTGTATTAGGTGGTTCTAACCAAGATACAGTTGAATCCGAAGTCGAAACTGAAACTAATGTAGTTAAATCGGTGGATGAGATGGAGCGTAGGGCAATGTTTGTAGTCCTAGCCCCTAGTTTTGACGATGGTACTACAGACGACTTACATGAAGATTGGTATGACGCTGTAGACGTAGAAAAGGCTTGTATTAACTTCAACAAACATTGCAACAAAGCGGGTTTGTACCACGCAGTAACTGTGGAAAGCGATTTAGTTCAAATTGAACAAAGCTTTATCACACCCTCTGATTTTGTAACAGAGTCTGGGGTTACTGTCCGAAAAGGTAGTTGGTGTATGTGGGTGCATTGCCCTAAACCAGAAGATAACACCGCTGACATAGTATGGCCTAAAATCCTATCGGGAGAGATTACGGGAATGTCTGTTGAATGTAAAGCAAAAGGGTATAACTTAGATGACAATTAAGAAAGCGAAACGCCGCTTGTTTGATTTTGATTTCTCAAAGGAAGGTGCCGCTGTTCATTTAGTTGGCCCAAAACAAGGTGGCCCCGCTAACGGTACACCTGTGTTGATTACAAAATCTACAAACACATTACCTGACGTTAGTAAAGAAGATTTAGTCGAAGTAAGTAAAGCGTTAGAACAAATCACTGTCAGTATGTCAATGGAGCAGTTCTTACGTAAATTCTTCGATATGTGGTATGACGATGCGGAACTTTTAACTAAGTTGCTCGGTTTCCAAACCGAATACGAATACTACAAAGAACAAAACACTGATGAAGCTTACGACCACACTAAATGGTTAGAAGAAAAAGTAAGCCAATTCACAGTAATGAAATCTATGTTAGATGGCTCTCTTGAGACAATTACTAAGTCATCACTACTAGATACTCTTGCTTTGCAGGAGAAGTTTGAAACAGCTCTTGAGAGCTACAATAAATCTGAAAAGGAAAAACAAATGAATGAACTAGAAATTGCAAAATCTGCTCAAGTTAAGGCTGAGGCAGAGTTAGCAACTAAAGTTGACGTGATTAAATCTTTAGAAGCTCAAGTAGCTGCTTTACAAACTGAACTGGATGTTTTCAAACAAGCCAAGGTTGACGCAGAACTGAATGCTATCCGTGACGAAGTTAAAGATTTAGTTTCCGAAGATAAATTAGAGACTGTTGTTAAATCACTGCACTCTATGGAAAAAGAAGCTGCTGCATTAGTTGTTGACGCGATGAAGTCTGCTAAGCAAGCCGCTAAAGCTGCCATTGAACAATCTGACTTATTAGATGAAGTTGGTCAAGGCGAAGAAACTGATGTTAAGAAAGCTAAAGAAGCTGCTGCTCTTGATTTTTTAACTAAACAAGCATCTCTGTAATAATAAAGGAAACATTAAGATGGCTGTAATTGCTACCTCTACCCCAATGTTGTCTAGCGTACTGATGGGTGATAGCACCTCTTTAGTACCAGACTATAACTATGCTCGCGTTGCTTGTAAAGAAGCTGCCGATACTGATTACGTATTAGGTCAAGTAATCGTTTATAACGGTACTGACGCTATGAAAGCCCTGAAAGCTGCCGACTTTGACCTCAATAATTTGATTATAACTACTGATTCATTATTCCCAGACGGCGCACTGTTAGGTGTTGTTGTTGGTTTTGATTCATTGGGTGATGCTTGGACTGCTTCTGTTGGTACTACCGCTAAAACTGTTAATGGTTTATTCCGTGGCGTTGTTGGCGTAAAAGAAAACGGTCTGAAATTTGATGCTGGTTTATCCACTGTTCAAGTTGCTGCTGCTAAAAAACAATTAGAGAAACAGGGTATCGACATTAAAGCTGTTGGTGCTGCCGTTACTTCTAGCTACTACGGCGTTTAATTTTTAAAGGAAATAATGTAATATGTCAGTTATTATTAACAACTACGAAATTACCAAAGGTTTAGTACGCGACCTTGGTAACTTAAACGCTCTGCACGATCAGACCGCGATGGTAGCTAAGCTGCCAAACATCCCAACTCTGCTGTCTAACTTAGTTAGCCCAGAAGAAATGTTCTTACAAACTAACATTTTCGAGTTTGACTACAGCACTTACACCCAAACTATGCCGGGTGATAAGGCTTACAACGAACGCGGTTTAGTAAGTAACGAACGCAAAGTGACTAAAACTCACTTATTCAAAGTTCCCTCTTTCGGTTTGCAAGGCCACATTCGTCCACAAGACGTATTACGCCGCCGCAAAGCTGGCACTGATAACGTTCTGGAAACTAAAGAGCAAGTAATTCTGGAAGATATTGCTGCTATGCGCCGCGCTTGGGCTTTATTGTCTGAGAAAGCCATTGCCCATGCAATCACTACTGGTACTCTGTATGTACCTAACC